CAGCTGCTGGCCGTTTTCCTCGTAGACCGAGTAGACGCGCGGGATGTCGTCGGCCCGCTGCACCACGAGGCGCGTCGACGATGAGACCAGAAACGTGTCGTTCCAGACCTCGACCAGGCTGGCGCCGCCGGTATGCGGGCCGGTCCAGATTTTGCGGGTAAGATCGAACCAGTAGGAAAAGACCGTACCGTCGGCGTCCGGCGCGTCGATCCGCAGGGTGCGGCCGCCAGCCGCCGCAGCCATGCGCGAGGCTTGCGCCAATGTGGAAAAGGGGATCGGCGGCGCGACCACGGAGAGGAAGGGGGAGATCACCCCCTCGCCGTCCTGGCCGATCGGGTCCGAAACCCCGGCCTTAAAGTCGATGAGCCGCAGACCCTCGGGCGACACGAAGAACGTCCCCAACGTCGAGGGGGTGATCGTGTTCGGCGCCAGCGTGCCGGTCGTCACCGGCAGGATGTTGAAGGTCAGGTTGTTCGTCGTCGGGTCGCCGGAAATCTGGTGCATCGCAGAGACGCCCTGAAAGGCGATAAGCGCCTGCACAATGCCGCCGACGATGGGAGCCGTGAGCATCAGGGGAGCGATCGCCGTGATCGGCCGACGGTCATCCGCCATCAGCGCCTGCGTCGCGTTGGTGCGGACGCACGGCAGGAGGCTGTCCGACCAGGGGATGCCGCCATCGGGCGACGCGAACCACGCCCGCCCGTTCATCTGCGCCACGCCGACGGGGATTTCCGGCAGATGGTTGATCGCGGTATCTCCCGCCCCCCACAGCGGCGCAGATCGAGAGCCGCCCACGATCGCCAGCGGGCCGGTGCCGGTGGCGGTGGCGCTCGCACTCATCTCGATAACCGAGCCGATGCTGGAGAAGGACGCGCCCGGGGAGGCTGCCGCAACAGTGGTGGTCGCCGGCTGCGACATCACCATCGTCGTGCCCGAGATGCTGGAAACGTAGGTGTTCGGCAGGATCGCCGAGCCGGTCAGCAGCGCGCCCCGGTGGATTTGCAGAGGGGTCGGGACGGTCACGGTGGCCGAGCCGGCCGTGAAGTCGCCCCGGTTGAGGTAGGGGTAGTAATTCGGGATATTGCCCCAGACGAGGAAGGTCGCCGCTGCTGCCGTGGTCGTGGCCGGCTGGGTCAGCTGGATCGAGGCGCCGGTCGGCACCGCCAGGATCGTGGTGCCGGGCTGTATCCCGGGGCCGGCGATCGCCTTGCCGGGGAACATCTCGACCATATCGGCCCCGCCGATGCCGTCGATGATGTCGGTCGAGTGGCTGTCGCCGGTGATGTAGCGGGCGCTCTGCGTCACCGGATAGATGTTCTTGACGACGGTCCCCGCCGGTATGTCGGCCGCGCCGGTCACCGCCATGCCGGGTTGCACGCCAAAGGTGATGTCGGGTCCGCCAAACAGGAAAGGCTGGCCGTCTTCGTAGTCGATCTCGATGATCCCGTTGAAATCGGAAATGTCGAACCAGCCGAACTTGATGCCGTAATCCGACGGCTCGCCGGTGGTCGAGCCGGGGAACCCGGTGTGCGTCACCAGGATACGGCTGCCGACCTGCGCCATGATCGGCGGCGTCCAGTGCCCCGTAGCGGGGGGCGATACCGGGAGATTAGCGTCCTCGATGCCCGCGACGGTCAGGAAGGCGCCGGCATCCAGATCGTAGGCGAATGGCTGGTCCTTGCCGGCAAAGAGGCCGCTGGACACCATGCCGTAGACGATATTCCCGATCGGCAGCATGGCGGTTACGAAGGTCGCGGCGTTGAGGCTGGAGAACTCTATCGTGTCGACCTGCCCCGGGCGGCAGACCCAGTTGCCGCGCGTCGTCGGATCGGGCACCAGGTTCGCCAGCGCCCGCATCGCGCCGCGCCCTGCGTTGGTCGCGTCCGTGGCGTCGCTGAGGGTTCTGGCTACGAAGCTAAGGGGAACTCCGTTTCTAAGGGAGGTTGCCATCAGCTGGTCGGGGCGGTCATTTCAAAATAGTGGATCGTGACACGGACCCGGCCGTTATTGTTGGCCGGCGTGGCATTTGGCGTAATCAGGATGCCGACTGCGGCGGCATAATAGCGAACACCGTCGATCATGCCCTTGGCTGTCGTGTTCGCCGCGGTCGAGATGCCGGTGCCGTACCGCGCGGCTGTGCCGCTGACGCCGTAGGTGAATGTGGCGGCGGTCGGGATCGCGACGGTGACGCGCACCGAGACGCCAATCACCTGAGCGTCGGCCGGGATCTGGATCGTCGTCGTCGTCGTGGCCGCAGCGGCGATCGTGGTCAACTCGGTCAGCGATTTGACGTTGAGGAACTGGCCGTTCTCACCGCCGTAATGCCGCACCTCGGAAGCCGCCACCGGGCCGTAGGCGGTGTCGTCGGCGAGCCGGTGCTCCAGCACCGTCGCGTTGCGCTTCAGTGCCGGAAACGCGGAAGTCGCCCCGAGAAACTGAAACACCCCCCCGATCTGGAAGGGCGCGGTGCTGTCGCTAATCAGCGCAAAGTTGGTGACCGTGCCACCGGCAGCCGTACCGCCGTTGCCAGTGATATAAATGCCGCGGTTGTTAGCCGTACCAGAAGAGGCTCCACCGGACGGAACAGTTACTTCTAATGTTCTTGCATTAATAGTCCCGCCAGCAGCCCCGGAAGTAATACCCTGTAACTGTACCTGTCGCAAATTCGATGTGCTGGCAGCTAAACCATTATTGGTAGTCAATGTAACAGCAATATACTGCGATACGCTGGTGAGTGATCCACCACTAACAACAGGATCAGAAGCATAAAACTGATAGCCGCCGGTAACAGTCCCCCCAAAAGCCGCCGCTAAAGAAATGGTACCTTTTACACCAACCAATACAGAGATAGTAGCCGGGGTCGAGGCACCAACATTCGGCTGACTGTCAATGCCAAATATATTACCTAAAGTAGCGCCAGAGGGCTGGAAGGTCGGACTGAAATAAGCACCACGTTGTATGCTCGTGCCGGAGGAAGCCAGCGTCCCGACAATGTTTGCCATACCAGTGTTACTGGTGGTATACGTACCGGCTATATGCAACCGCGAAGTCGGTGCCGCCGTACCAATCCCTAGAAGATTGTTAGTATCGTCCCAAAACAAGTTTGAATTATCTTGCGACAATACACTAGACGCCCCGGCAAACAGGATGGAGCCGGTGGTCATGCCGGTCAGCGTCGTCGTCCCCGACAGCGTGCCGCCCGAGATCGTCAGGCCGGTCGCGGTGGCGGCGGTCGAGCCACCGCCGATATTGGCGTAGGTCAGCTGCCCCACGGTAAAGGCAGCCCCCGCGCTCGCCTGCTGCACGACCTGGTTGGCCCCGCCGGTCGCCGAGAGGTTGGCGCCGGTGCCGCCGAACTGTACCCCGACGAGGGTGCCCCGCCACACGCCGGTCGCGATCGTGCCCAACGTCGTGATCGTGGTTTGGCCGACGTAAGACGCGCTGATGTCGATCGTCGGATTGCCGGCCACCCCGTTACCGTCCGTCAGGGTGACGCGGTTGGCGGTGCCGGTAATCGTGCGCTGGGCATACGTCTCGGAGGCGGTTCGGGTCACCAGACCCGTTCCCGACATGGCTTCCAGGGCGGCGAGGTCGTTGCCCAGGGCGAAGGTGACCGTCCCGGCACCGCCGGTGATCGTGATGCCGGCGGCCGGCTGCGTGAGTGTCGCCGCGACCGGCACCAGCCCCGTCGAGCCGATCAGAAGCTGGCCGTTGGTCAGGGCGAGCCCGCCGAACGTCCCGGCATTGTTGTACTGGATCGAGAGCGACGCCCCGCCAGGCGTCTGCGGCGCGGTGCCGTTAGCCGCCGAGGTCAGGCGCCCCTGCTGATCGACGGTCAAGCTGGCGTAAGTGTATGCGCCTGGAGTGACCACGGTGTCCGCCAACTTCGGCGCCGCGTCCGAACGCATGTACGTCGCGGCGGCGCCATTGATTGCGGCGGGGCCGACCTGGGCCGTAGGGTTGGCCGCGCTCGCCGGGGCCGCGCCGTTCGATGCGGCGGTCAGCCTTCCCTTGGCGTCGACCGTCAGGTTGGCGTAGGTGTAGGAGCCAGCCGCGACCGCAGTGTTCGCGAGGGTGGCGGCGACGCTACCAGCCCCCGGGCCGGCGGTCACATCGCCGGTCAACTGGGTGATGCCCCCGGCGACCGTGCTTGCGATGGTAATCGTGTCGGCGGCGACAGTGAGCGTGACGCCGGTGCCGGCGATAAGGATCTCCGACAGCGCATCCGCCGTCAGGTCGGCGGTGCCGCTCCCGGTGAAAATGCCCGGGCCGACCGGAGTGGTGACCGTAACGTCGACGGTCGTCATGCCAGTTCGCGTTCGAGGTAGGCGACAACTGCATCGGCCCCCTCAAGCTGGCGGCGAAGCCTCGCAGCGTAGGCACGCATCTCATCGAGCGTCTTATTGTGCTTGATGATATTGGCCTCAGCCGAGATCACCCGAACATTGGACTGCACGTAACCGAGGGCCGGGATTAGGCGATCCAGAGACGGAGACTCCCGACCCGACCCCTTTCCCTTCGTCTGCCTAATAGGCACGCCAAGAACGGGACAAACTTCTGGAAATTCGATCAACCTCCAATCCAAATCGAACGGAACTCCGAGCCTCGCGGCACGCGTCTTAGCGGCGTATACCATCGCCCTGACAGGGTAGCTTGCGTACTTCTCGGCCTGCTTCCGCTGATTGTAGTCCTCGTGGCGCGCGAACCACTCTTTCTGGTATGCGGCCCTCTCCGCCTTCATTTCCGGCGTCCACTTGCGGCGCTGAAGGCGGGCAGCCTCTCGTTGCTTTGCAACGAAAGCCGGGTCCTGCCGCTTCTTTGCGACCCACTCCCGATTGGCCTTGCGATGCCAGTCTGGATGAGCCAGCCGATACTCCTTGGCTTTCTGGCGATTGATAACGGGGTCTTTGCTGCTCGGCATGCCGCCGCTCCCTCAGCATATCGGGAGCCCCAAAATACCACCCAACGCCATTGTCAGCAATACCAGCCAACCCTGATGCTTCGTATTGCGCGCCCGGTCGTAGGCCGTCCCGCCGCCGAAATTACGCTGGTCGAGTTGAATCTGCTGGCTGCGGTTCGTTTTGTCGTCGGCTTTCTGCAAATACTTGCGTATCCGCATGTCGGCCAATCCGTGCAATGAGAGGGCGCGCTGGTCGTCGCTGATCTCGCACAGGCGCGAGGCGAGTTCGGTAATCAGATACCCCTCGTCGGGAAACCACGGCACCGTCTGCGGGTTGACGATGGGCGGCATCTGCCGCTGGTACCGCACCGTCGCCGGATAGGAGCCGAGCGGCGGCGGGTAGACATAGGCCACCGGCGCGATGCCGAAGAAGACGCTGGCTCCGTCGAGGCTTTTCGAGGTGTCGAGCGAGAGCGTGATCTGGTTCGTCGTGGTGTCGATCGCCAGGATCGTCGAGCCCGGCTCGATCCCCTCGCCCGCCGCCGACAGGCCGACCGTCAGACCCGCCAGGCTCACGGTAGAGCCGTCCGCATTGATGATGTTCGAGACCGTGCCGTCGGTGCCGGTGATGTCGCCGACAGCCGAGAGGATGATGCGCTGCGTCAGCGGGCCGCCCATGTCGGTCGCCCACAGCGACGGGGTGGATTGCGACGGGAACTGCGGGAACTGGTCAAACTCAGCGAGGTCGATCGGCGTCATGTAGATCGGCTGCCCCGACGGGAAAGCCGGCGTCGGGTAGAGATACCACGCGGAGCGCGACGCCCCGGTCGCCCCGGACGAGCCGGAGGTGCGCAGGTAGTCGAGCGGCAACGAGTAAGGGCCGCTGCCGTACATCGTCGCCAGCGCCGGGTTGAAATTGAAATTGTAGACGCCGCGGGCCAGCGCAAAATCATGGTGCTGGCAGAGGTCGGAGAGGATCGCGTTCAGGTTGCGGATCGCGAAGGTCGTCGTGTAGCCCGGCACCTTGGCGCGATAGACCGCCTCCTCGATTTGCTGGAAGGCGGTCAGCATCGGCTATTCCGCCGCGGCGAGGAACTCGCGCGTCTCGGGGAACAGCTCGGGCGGCTCCCGGCCGGCGATGATTGCCTCCATGTACGGGATGCGCAATTCGTCGGCCTTGATCAGCGCCTCGGCATCGGCGATCTGCTTGTCCCACTGCGCCACCGCGTTGACATCGGTCTGGAGCGGGACGGCCTCCTTGCGGCGGCCGGCGCTGATCTGCGAGACGTGGGCGTTGAGGTTCGCCTCGGCCTTCGCGCGATCCTTGCGCAGATTGCCGATTCGTTCCCGGTTCGACAGGAGGCGCGCCTTGTGGAACGGCAGGTCGTGCATCGCCTTCCGGCGCTCCGCCGCATCGCCGACCAGATCGAGCACCTTCCGCAATTCCTCGGGGCCGTCGTTGGTGTCAGCCCCGATCTCGTAGGCAAGCGTCTGCCCCTCGGCAATCTGGATCTGGTAGGTGACCCGCATCTCGCTCACTGACGCACTCCATGCTCGTCAAACCCGCGCGACTCCAGCATGCGGCGCAGGCTGCTGAGGCGGCCCTCGCCCTTGAAGTCGAGTTCGTGCTGCCCCATTCGCCAGATCATCTCGCGGACCGACAGGTACTCGCCCATCGTCATCTCCGCTTCGACGCCGTGCTGGTAGAGCTTGCCGTCGATCCGCAGCCCCTCGTCACCGATGCGGCTGTCGTTGATCCCGGCGAGGAACGGCAGCAGGACCCGGAAGCGAACCTTCTGGTTCATCCGCTCCTGCCATGCCAATTGCTCGACCTTCTCCTTCGGCAATAGCCCGGCCGCCGCCTTGGCGTGGTGCAGCGCCTTGGCCGCCGCCGCCTTCCGCAATTCCTTGCGCCTCTCGTCATCGGCCTGCTTCACCGCCGCGTCGAAAGCGCCGCGCAATTCCTCGACCGACAATAGCTCGCGGGTCTCCTCGGAGAGCGAGGCCATGTAGATGTCGAAGGCGGTCGCCTCGGCGGGCGGCGCGGCGTTGGCCGGCGCGGGATCGACCGGCACCGGGGCCGTGAGGCCGTACTCCGCCCCGCTCTCGACCATCGGCATGACCGGCGGCGGAGGTTCGGGATCCTGCTCAGCCGGCGGCGTGGCCCACTTCGCCCGGCGCTCGGCCTGGACGGCGCGCATCTTCTCGGCCTGCGCCGCCCGTTCCTCGGGCGTCCATTCCTTCTTCGGCATCAGTCTTTCTCCGCCAGCACGTCGCGGATCTCGGCATAATTCTCGATGATCGCCGCCGCCAGAGCGGCAATCGCCCTCCCGTCCAATGCGCGAGTACCTTCGCACCACCCCGCTTTCACGCGGATCGAAAGCCGCTCGTTCACTATCAGCCCGACAATCAGACGCTGGTTGTGTGGGTCCGACTTGTCAGGATCAATGAGCAGGAGACCCCGCAGCTTCTCAGTCGAGACATCGACCTGCTCGCCGCCGGATGGGTCGCTCTTCGGAACGCGGTTGATCGTGACCGTCGCCATCAGGCAACCACCCAGTCGTCACCTGCGGCGGCGAGCGCGGTTATCAAGATGACCCCGCCGGTGTCGGGGTCGATCGCCACCACGTCGCCCGGCAGGATCGTCATCTGCCCCCGGTTCGGGACGTAGAGGATGCCGACGTTCTCGATGCCGCCGATACCGCTGATGTGAGCCGCCGGGTGCCCGGTCGTCAGGTCATCCAGCAGCAGGTTGTTCATCGTCGCGATGTCGGCGGTCGAGGCCGGCCACACGATCCCGGTCAGCTGGTCGTCGGCTGTCGTGCCGACACTCACGGTTGCCATCAGACCGCCTCATACTTCATGGCGAAGATTTCAGGCTTGCAGGGGTAAATCTCGCCCTTCAGGCCCCTGATGATGTAGTCGCCGGGGCCACTGGTCATCATCCCCTCCAGGGTGCGGATTTCGGCCTGATCCGGCTTCCCTGATGGCGCCGAATGCGACAGCCGGATGTCGCCGGCATCAACCGCGTCGAGGAACCACCTCGGAGGATCGTCCTCGCCGAGACGGAAAGCCTCGATCTCCACAACCCTGGAGCGGAACCGCATCACGGGCTCCCGCTGAACCAAGCGTTGATCGTCGCCAGGGTCTCGGCGTCGATCAGGGGCGTGCCGGACGAACCCGCCAGCGTCGTCGCCATCGCATCGGCCGCCGTCTTGATGTTCGCCAGGGTCACCGCCCCGTCGGTGCCGGGGATCAATTCGGCATCCTGGAAGTAGATGGTCTGCGCCATCGGCGCGGCCCCCGGATACTCGTTCTGCCCGTAGGCCGGATCGTCGGCGTTGAGACCGCCCAGGCCCGAAGGCCCGGTGCCAGCGCCCACCGCCTCGACGCGAAACCGGCCGCTCAAGCGCAACTTCATCGCCATTGACAAGTACCTCCTACTTAACTAGCATCCCGGGTTAGCTAACAGGGGATACCGTCATGGATACGAAAGCCTGCTCCCGCTGCCGGGAGACGAAGACGCTTGACCAATTCTACCGCAAAGAAGGCCGCCCGTCTTCCTGGTGCAAACCCTGCACCCTGGCCGACATCAAGGCCCGCTACCGCTCGAA